CGGGCGAGCTTTTTATTACGTCAGCACAAAATCTCTCGACAACTGGAAAAACTAATCAGGGACTTTCAAGCTCTGCCCAACAGCGCAGAAACCTCGCCCAGCGCGAGGTTTTTTTGTGCTTGCAACTTGTTGTTGCTCGCACAAGCTTTTTTATTGCGCACAAGCTTTTCGTGCTGTATTATCTTTTTACGCCCATGCAATTTTTATGAGCACTCAAAATTTTGAACAAGATCAAAACCCTGACTTCGATGATAGTGAAAATTTAGATGATTTGAATTTTGTCGCGCAAAACTCTAATGCAATTTTGCATGAACATTTGTCAGCTAAAAGTTTTTTCATTCGTCAAGGTGGAGCAGTTAATGAGAGTCAAAAAGAATTTGAATTGTTCGATTTCTACGCTAAGTGTGGTAGTGGTAGATCTTACACTTATATCAGCTCAATATTTAATTTGCAAGAAACTCGGATAGCTCAAATTGCAAGAAAAAATAATTGGGCTCAACGTGTAGCCGATTACGACAGAAATGAGTTTGCAAATAAGTTACAGCTTGAGAAAGATGCAAGAGCTTTAGAGCATAAGCGCAAACTAGAAGAATATCGTTCTCAACAAGAGTTCTTAGGGCGAGTTCTTTCTCACGATGCAGCAAAACTTGCGCAATTAGCAAATCGTACATTAGATGATTACTTAAATTCTGAACGTGTAATAGATATGCGAGATATTCCTAGCATTTTGAACAGTGCTGCAAAAGTTGCTGAAGTTGCTAAAAGTCTGCAATCAACTTCTCTTGGTGTGGATCAATTACTTATTGCACTTGAAGAAGCCGATTTCGATGAATAACAGCTTTCGACTTGCGCAAACATTAAATGTAGAAGGAGTTAATCGTGATCTCATAGATCCAGTTACTATATACCATAATTACGTATTCCCGAAAACCCTTGCGCCGCAAAGGATCTCAGCCTCGCGATTTCATCATTTTTGCACCCGTGCTTTAGTGAGGGACTGCGATCTTACGATGAGTCCGAACCTTTCTCACCCATGCCGAATCTTGTAGATCAGCGCCAAAAAGAGCTATTTCAAAACTTGTTTGTTAACAGAAAAAAGCTAGGATTGACAACTTTTGACATTGCGCTTTTTGGTTATTTAGCATTCATTTCTCGCAACAGAGTTATCATTTCTGCAACAACTGCAGAACTTGCAGACTTGTTAAATGAGCCATATAACAAAGTTGCTGCATCATTAAAAAAATTTATTCACTTAGATTTGATCAGAAAGATCAAATATAAAAAACATTCGGGGTTTATAATTTCACCACTCATTCTTAATATTGGTAGTTTTAAAACTAAAACATTTAAGGCGAGATTATGGGAGGGCGACCTTAATATTTGCCAACCAAAAAAAATTAAGCTAGAAAAAATTTACCCCATTCAACGTAAATCTAAAAACGACGAAAATTTGCATTCACTATAAAATCTGCGTTCACTATAAAATTTGCATTCACTATAGAATTTGCGTTCTCTATAGAATTTGCATTCACTTTAGATCTGCGTTCTCATTGGTTTTTCATTTACCTAGTTCCCGCGTTCTCTTAGTTAGTTGCACGCTTAGTTAGCTTGCACGATTAGTTAGTTTATGTAATTAGTTAGTTTGTGCAGTTAGTTAGTTTATGCTGTATGTTAGTTAGGTGCGCGGTTAGTTAGTTTGTAACCCGTTTAGTTTGTGCGCCGTTCGTGTTAGTTTGTGACCGGCTAGTTTGCGTGCCGTTTGCGTTAGTTAGGTGCGCGGCCGTTTGCGTTAGTTAGGTGCGCGGTTGTTTGGGTGTGCGCTTAGTTTGATTTGCTGAAAATTAAAAACCAAACTCAAATTACTAAATGTTAAACAGTGATTTGTTAGTTAACAGACAGCGTTTCGTTAAATGTTAAACAGCAATCGTTGTTTTATACTTTGCATTTAGTTAAATCTAAAAGTATAGCTATAAGAAATTCTGATGTCCCGATCGGTGCGGATCGGTGCCAGATGCTGTAGGATCCGCACAAGCGGACCGGAGGTGTCCGCACAACCACACGCAGAGCCATGTTTGATCTCTCAGCTTTCGACGATGCCGCGAAGTCTGCAGCTGCTGCTGCTGAAAAGACCGCGCCACAGAATAATCAGCAAACGCTAGAACAGTTTGCTGCTGAACTCTTTAAGTCTGACGCGCCGTTGGTAATCAAATCAGGGTTACAGTTTAACTCTGAAAAGGTTAAAATCGCGCTAACAGTAAAAGGTAAAAAGGTGTTAGATCGTCCGTCCCGTCTTAAGCCTACAGAAGGCCGGCATGGCGATAGTTATGCCACTGAAGTTAACAAAGCGAAGTTCTATTTTCGTTGTGCCCTGATCGCGCTATGTGCGCAGAATAAGGGCAGGATCTCAACTGTGGATGTTGCAGCCCTGTTTGTGGGTTGCAACTTACCGGAATACGGTACGTTACTGAAGTCTTTCAAGGCTATTGCCACAGATGTTGCAAAAACTCTGAACCGCGACGTAATTATCGGTACCGACTATCTGGAGATTCCCGGAATCGCAGAATCTCCCGAACTTAAGGTGTTCTGCAAACCGGCAAACTCTATCATCGCAGCCGCTAAATCATCCGTGAAATAGTTTCCAGATTCGGGGGGGGGATTCTTCCCCCCTTTTATGTTAGTTAACGCACGGGGGGTAAGCTATACTTTTGGCCGTGGGCCGCACATCCCTCCCCCTAAATTTTTTTTGGCTATTCTAGGAGCTAATATAAAAGTTATCAGCAATTCAACAATGGCATTACAAGTAATAAGTTCACACGAAGTCTTTATACTACTCGCGCTATATACGATTGCATGTTGCGCGTTGCTGTATATTGCATCAAAGATACTTCCCTAGATAGTGCCAGCAAAATCACGCAGTTCGCGCTACGCCGATCGCGCTGCTCTTAATTCGCTCGGGCTGTTTCAAGACATCTCTGCATTACGAAAACTTTCAAAGAAAAATAACGTTGCTTTTGATACGAAAGAATGTGAATTACGCATAATCAACGATCTACTCCCGCATCAGTTCGGCTTTGTAACTGACTTCTCCCATCGACTCGTTGCTCTCTGTGGCGGCTTTGGTAGCGGGAAAAGTTTTGCAGCAGTTTCAAAGTCAGTTTTACTTTGCTTTAAAAGCCCAGGCTTCACACACCTATTCCTTGAACCCACCATCCCACTCCTCCGAGATGTTGCTATCCCTGCTTGGCAAAACGTATTAGATCGCTACGGCATTCCTTATGAATTCCGAACTTCGCCACTTCCTGTTTTTACATTAAAACTTCCAGGGGGCGACACACCAGTCCTTCTGCGCTCATTTGAAAATTACAATCGCCTCATCGGCGTTAATGCTGCAAGTATGACTGTTGACGAAATTGATACAGTTTCGACGCAAACTGCTGAAGCAGCAATTATCAAACTTCAAGGGCGCGTTCGTGTGGGCAACTGCCCTCAACTTTGTTTTGCATCTACGCCCGAAGGGCATAAAGCGCTATATAACATGTTCGTGCGTGAAGCGTCAGATGAAAAAGCGCTCTACAAAGCACGTACTGCAGATAACCCCTATCTTGATCCGGGCTTTATTGAAAACCTGCGTGCTTCATATCCCGCCAACCTGATTGAAGCTTATCTCAACGGCGAATTTGTTAATCTCGCACAAGCAACTGTATTTTACGAATTCGATCGTCAAAAACATTGCACAAGTGTCTTTCACCCTGAACCGAATGAACTTATTGTCTTCGGCGCAGACTTTAATATTGGCAAAAGTCAATCCTGTTATGGCGTTGTGCGCCCAGGGCCGATGGGGCAAATGTTGCATATTTTTTCAGAACATACTTGTCGTACTACGTTTGATCTTGTCGAATACATCAAACGCCAATACCCTCGTCAGCTCGCCAATGGGATGATTACCTGCTTCCCTGACGCCAGCGGTAGTCACGCAAGTACAAGTTCAACTGAAAGTGATCACGACATTTTGCGCAATGCGGGCATAAAAGTCGTTGCAGAACGTCGCAACCCGCCCGTTGCAGAAACTATCGCTCACGCAAACTTACATATTCACTCGGGTACAGTGCTCGTCAACCCAACAACATGCTACGAAACACTGCAAAGTCTTGAAAATTGGGGTTACGACGAGAGCTATAAGCCAATGAAGGGCGGGAAAAATGATCTTTCGCACGCTGGTGATGCTGTTCGCTATCTCGTCTGGCAGACAATGCCACGCGCAATTTCTCAAATGAATCGTCCGCGCTGGAGATAGATAGTTAGTCATAGGGCTACACTGTCTGAAAAGGCCCTAGAGCAGTGGCGATCGTTCCTAATTCTCTTGTTCCGTCCGCAGATGATCTCGTTCTGCCTTTTGAACGGCGTCATCCCGAGTACGAACAAGCTATTGAGGGCGTTGTAGGGGTCGATTCTTACTCGATTGAGCAGTCTGAACAGATTGCACGTCTCGCCCCCATTCGTTTTTGTACGCTTCCTGAATTTCATTTACTTGAAGCATCGTCCGAATATCTGCCTCAGGACTATTTAGAAGAAGGGCAGAGCTATGAAGTGCGTAAAACACGCGCTCAAAGCAGCTTTCAGAACTACTACTCTCATCTCCGCGACCTTGTAACGGGCACTGCACTGCGAAAAGGTGTATCTCTGCCCGAAACAACCCCCTCTCAATGGGGCAATTTCTTTGAGGATGTCGATTTAGAAGGGCATTCCCTGCTTTCCTTCGCCAAAGAAGTCTTCACCGAAGCTCTCGATGGGGGCGTAGCTGCAATTTGGGTTGAATATCCGAAATTACCAGAGAATTTGAGCGCTGCTGAGGAGAAAATACTCAATCCTCGCCCTTATTTTGTACTGATGCGCATGGATCAGGTGCTTGAATGTCGTTATGACATCTTCAATGCACAAGTTGGTGGGCAAAACCTGTTTGGCGCCTTCCCGACGTACCTGCGCGTCAAGTCGGAAATACGCCGGCAGAGCAATGACAACGAATTTTTTGAAGAAGTTGTCCCTGCTGTTCGCGTTTATGACATTGTTTCACTTGCTGACAATAATGTTTCGCTTCTTGGCGACACTCCTGAGTACATGACGGTCACCGAGCGTGTTCGCTGTCGTCTTTACACGAAAATGAATACGCCGGGCGATGTTGATAAATACCTACTTGAAGAAACTACTTATCTTTCTGTGCCCTTTATTCCTTTTGTGCCGATTTTTGGGGGCAAGAAAGAAGCGTTCTTCCGTGGGCGACCCCTACTTTTTGATATTGCACGTCTTAACTTGCATCATTGGGCGGTATCTGCTGATCTTGCAGAGTCAATTCACCTGACTTCCTCGCCAATCCTGACTGGTACGGGCGTTCGACCGGACGATGAGATCAAGGCCGGCGCTGGTCGTGCTCTGTTCTCTCAGAACCCAGACGCCAAGTTCAATCTGATGAGCGCCTCGATGGAAGGTGCCTCCGTCACCCTGGAGAACCTGAGGCGCATTGAATCGGCCATGGAGCGCCTTGCTGCTGTCGCCATGACAACGGGCAAGACCCAGGCCGAAAGCGGCTTTGCGAAGCTCCTGGACCGCTCTCAGAGCGATTCTCAGCTTGCCGTGCTTGTGCAATCCCTTGAGGATGCCCTGAACCGTGCATTGCTTTACGCCGCCGCCTATCGTCAGTTCCCTGAAGTGCGCGTGACGATTAGCAAGAACTTCATTCCTGTCAAGCTTCACTCGCAACAAGTCATGGCGCTTAGCTCGCTGTTCAAAGACAGCAATGCAATCACTATTGGCATGTTCCTGCGGATGCTTGAAGCGGGCGAGATGTTTGAAGGTCTGCCTGAATTCAGCGTTACCAACATGCTTGACGACATGGGGCTTGATGGTACGGAAACAGCCCGTGACCTTGGAATTGGTGCAGTCGGGCGCGAGGTTGCAAATCGGGGCCAGGTGCCAGTTGATAACAGCTCTCCGCTGAGCGAAGGGCTTGATACGGAAAACCCGGAATCGACCGTACAAGCCAACGAAGCAACTGGTGCTATCATTTGACGAGTCAAGTTCTGACTTTGCGTGGCAAAACCGTCTATCCCCGAAAGCCTTGAAGAAGCCCTCGAACAACTAGCGGAGTTACAAAAACAAAAAGACGCCGCAGAAAGTGAGGCCGTCAAGCTTAAGGCAACTAACGAGGGACTGTTCAGAGATCTTAAAAAGAAAAAACAAGTCGATACCTTTTTAAAGGTTGCCGGCATTGATTTATCGGAAGATCTGGGCGAAGAAGAAATTGCTTCTGCAATTGTTAATTTGCGTGGCGTCTCCTCGGAGCCCCCTGAACCCGTTTCTCCGACGCCCCAGGCCCAGCAGTCTCAGCCGCTTGGGCAGACCCCTTCTGACGCCATGACAGAGGCGATGAAGGCCCAGTTTGCTTCCCTCCGCAAAGAGGTTTCCGATCTGCGCAAAGCAAAGGAAGCTGCTGAGGAAGCGGCCAATCAAGAGCGCGAGCGTCGTCGTCACAGCAAGCTTGAGCAGCTTGTGCGTGATGAGCTATCAAAAGCCGACTGCAGCCGTCCGCAACATCTTTTCAAATTAATGCAAGGCGATTTTCGTCTGCTAGAAGATGAAACGACTGTTGTTTTTGGTCCTGAAGAAAATCCCGTTTCTTTGCGCGACGCCGTTTCTCGTCTCCGTGAAGACGATGAATATTCGCTTTACTTCCGTGGAAGTGGGGCAACTGGTTCCGGCATGTCGCCTGCTCGTTCAACTGGCGCCGTTTCCGCCAACAACCCATTTGCAACGGGCACCGTTAATGCGACGGAGGCTGCACGGATGATGCAGGACAACCCCGATAAAGCGCGTCGAATGATCAATGAGGCACGGGCTTCAGGAAAACTTGATCCCGTAATGGCTCGCGCTTTTGCAAAATAGTGTAGAGTAACGTCGTGGTTGACGTAGGTACCGGCCCTCCTAACGGGGGGCATTTTTTTGGGCGCTATTCTGCGGATAGATTTCCGTTTTGGCATGGCAGTTCCAGAGCGCGTCAAGGCCGCAATGAAAAAGAATGGGTTGACGGGCGTTAACTCTCCAAAACGCACGCCAAATCATCCAACAAAAAAGGGTGTCGTCATGGCCAAGCAGGGCGATACATATAAATTGATTCGTTTTGGTGATGCAAATATGACGACTGCGGGCAATCGACAAGATGAGCGATCAAAAGATCGTCGTGCATCCTTCCGCGCTCGTCACGCCAAAAATATTGCAAAAGGCAAGCTTTCGGCGGCTTATTGGGCGGATAAAGTTTTATGGTAACCCGCTGACTGCATTATGAAAAAGAAGACTAAAGCTGAAAAGAAAATCAGCAAGGTTATGCGTGAATACAAAGCGGGCACGCTTAAGTCCAGCTCGGGCAAAAAAGTAACTTCTCCTGCTCAAGCTCGCGCAATTGCATTATCTGAAGCGGGAATGACTCGCAAGACTAAAAAAGGTATTAAAAAATGAAAAACAAAACTGGTCTCTACGAAAATATTCGCAAAAAGCGTGAGCGCATAGCTGCAGGCAGTGGAGAGAAAATGCGTAAGCCAGGCGATCCTGGTGCGCCCACCGCTGCTAACTTTCGTGCTGCGGCAAAAACCGCAAAGAAGCGCAAAAAGAAAAAGAAGCGCTAGTATTTGCTGGTTAGGGGCGGTGCCCCGTGGGGCAGAAGTGGCGGTGCCTCTTTTGCCAATCAAGATGTTGCGGTGCTCCATCTTGTGCGCAAGCATTCGCGGCTAAGCCGCAAAAACTCAAAATCATTCTCTCTCTGAGACAAAGCCATGCTTCTCGCAGGTGTTCCGCTGATCCCCGAACTGTTCCTCGGCTATCAGCAAGAAGAAGTGCAGGACCGCAACGTTCTCGTCACTTCTGGTCTGATGACCACCAATGGTGCCATCCAGGCCGAATTCAACAAGGGCGGTAAAACTATCGACCTGCCTTTCTTCGGTGATCTCTCGGGCGACTCTGAGATCCTGAACGACACCACCGGTCTGACCCCTCAGACCATCGGTGGCGGTGTGCAGATCGGCGTCCGCAACCTCCGTGGTAAGAGCTGGAAGTCCAGCGATCTTGCTGCTGAGCTTGCCGGTTCTGACCCGATGCAGGCCATCGCTCGTAGCACTGGTCGCTACTGGGTGCGTGACATGCAGAAGACCCTGATCAATGTGATCAAGGGCCTGTTTGCTACTGGCGGCCCCCTGGTTTCCTCTCACGCCACTGGTGGTACGGGCACTGCTCTGACCCCCGATGCTCTGATTGACGCCATTGCCAAGCTGGGTGATGCCGGCGAAGAGCTGACCGGTGTGTTTATGCACTCGGCCACCTATTACGCCCTGATGAAGCAGGATCTGATTGTTCCTGCCTCGACCACTTCGCAGCTTGACACTCGCCTGTCTGAGCAGCGTCTGGAGAAGGGTACCTATCTGGGTCGCCCGGTGTTTGTGGATGACACCCTGCCCGTTGATGCTGGTGCTGGTACCGGTGGCGGCGCTGGTAAGAACGTGTACTCCACCTACTTCTTCGGCCCTGGCGCTTTCGCTTATGCGACTGCTCCCGCCAAGACTCCTCTGGAGACTGACCGCGATTCCCTGAAGGGCATCGACTTCCTGATCAACCGGACGCACTATCTGGTGCATCCCAATGGCATCAGCTGGGTCGGCACTCCCTCTGGTAACTCTCCCAGCAATGCTGAGATGGCTACTGGTACCAACTGGAGCAAGGTGTTCACGGATAACCGCAACATCCGTATCACTCAACTGAAAGCCTACGTCTGATTGACGTAAGCTAAAAACGGCCCCTTCGGGGGCCTTCTTTCTATTTGGAGGTACTTGACATGGGCATGGCAGGATTACGTCTTGCAGAACAGGAGCGTCAAGAGCGTGAAGCTCAGGCCGCTGCCGCTGCTGAATGTCCTATGCCGGAGCCTGCTGCTGAGGAAGAGCCCAAAGCAGCTACGGTGACTGCAAAGGCTAAGTCCACTTCCAAGGGCTGAGCCATTAACGGAGCGGGTCGATGGCCTTTGTATCAACACTTGGCGCTTCTAACGCCAACTCATTTTTGAGCGTTGCTCGGGCCACGACCCTTCTCGGTGAACTTCCTGTAAGCGCGGGCATTACAGCCTGGCTTGCACTTAATAGCACTCAAAAAGAGCAGACACTTGTTGCTGCGACGATGGCAGTCAATCCCCTGAAGTGGAAGGGGACTGTTGCTACGCAAGAGCAGTCACTGTCTTGGCCTCGCCGCATGAAGCTTGATGGGCGAGTTTTGCCATATGACGAGCTGCCAATTGATTTTGAAATTGCCGTAGCTTATATGGCGGCATTTCTTGGTAGTGGGGGCGGATACACGGCGGTTGCCACTAATGACGGTGGTGCATCGCTGCGCAGTACAAATCAATATGAAGAAGTTGAGCTTGGCGATGGGGCGCTTCGCGTTAAGTTCAAAAGTGGTGACACTCCTCAGACGGGCATGGATTACATTCCGCCCTTCTCGATGGATATTTTGAGCCGTTACGCAATCGACTCAAGCTTCAACCAGCCTTATGTAACACGCGACAGTGTTGCAAGACTTGATCCGTACTACGGAAATTCTGCATTCCGCCCAAACCGTATTCGTGTTGTGGGCAGCCAAATTTATCCGTCCTATGGTGGGTGGGCCAGCAATCCGCTCTGATAAATCATGGCACTGGTTGATGACATTTTTGGATCTATACCGGGGCCGCTGATCTCTCAGTTTGGAATTAGCGCGACATATATTAAGCTTTCCCAGAATCAAACATACAATCCAGAGACAGGAAAAGTTTCTGGTTATTCCCAAGAAATCCCCGTAAAGATTTTTGTTTACATGCCAGGTGGCGATGATCTTTCGGGCGCAAAGTATGAACAGATTGGTGTCAAAATTCTTTTGTCTGCTCAAGAGTTAGGAAGCTATTATCCAAAAAAGGGTGATTCTATTCGTTATCCAGAAGCTGGAACCACGAGAACTGCAATCATTACTGGCTTTGAGGCGGCCCGAGGCGATAACCCTATACTTCATATAGTTGTTGCAAGGGTGAGTTGACATGGCAAGGAGATCCAATATTGGAATTGCAAAACAATTAACTCAAAAACTAAATAAATCAATAGCTCATGTAGTGCAAGATGCTGCCGTTGAGATCACAAATGGTCTTGCTCAAGCCGGTCCTGCGTGGTCCGGTAGCTTTTCTTCTGCTTGGGATGTTGTTCCTGCGGGTCGAGAGGGAAGCGGTGTGCGCAACGAGGGATCTGTCTACCGTTACACAAGGAGAAACTTTCCGCTTAAAAGATTCGAGCAGTCACTTAGTAATGGAAGGGGTCGTTTTGTTATTACAAACGGGGCTAGCCATGCCCTTGTGGCGCTAGATCAAGTTGAAGCCACATTCCAGCGTTATGGCAGCGAAAATGGGTATCCGATTAAGCCAATTATTAAAGAAGGATTTAGGCCTCAGTCAATGGAAGGACAAGACGACCATTTGAGATGGCAGGTAGGAGAGTCGTATTCAAGCAAAGAGCCAAATGCTGGCATTACCGCAGAAAAAGATTGGTTTATTACCTATGGGCAGGGTGGGCAGTTACAGCGTAATCTTGCAAAAGGTGTTTCAATTGGAATAAGCGCTAGCATCGCATGAATTACCAATCCATCCGTGCCAAACTCGAAGGCCCACTTCTCACGGCATACAACAATGAAACCCCGGCAGTCCCAGTTTATTTCGACAATATAACTTTTGTCCCGCCTGACCCACCAAAAGAATACGTTCGCGTCAATGTAACTTTTGGCCTTACGACTGAATGCGCACTGACGGGCTCTTTTGATAATGCCAGGGGTGCAATTATTATTCGATGCTTTGCAGCAAAAAGCAATGGACCTGCTAGGTGCCAAGAGCTTGTAAAGTTAGCAAAAGAAGTAATTGATACAATTAATGCAACGCCAAAGATGGCAGATACTACGCATGTTCGCGTAAAAGAAATATCTGGTCCCTACTTTACCACAACAGAAGAATATCCACATTTCATTGGGCGAATTGAGGCCGGTTGGCAAGCAACTGTCAAGTAGTCGCTACGCTGTTCATAGCCGGGCAGTGCCCGCTAACGCCACTACCCCCTGTTTGTCATGGCAACCGTTCTGTCCGGTATTTCCGGGGCTTTCTATTACAAGCCTGCAGGCACACTCGCTACTTTTGGCGAGCTTGATGTCAACGCCACCAACAACACCTTTTATGTTGGCACCTACATGGGTTTCCGTGTTGGTGATCCCGTCAAGTTTGACATTGTTAATACCGCTACTGGTGAAGCCGGTACTGGTACTCTGCCGTCTTCTCTGGTTGGCGCCAACACCTACTACGTGTTGACCTATTCCCAGACCACTGGCCTGATGACGATTTCTTCGACATCTGGTGGTTCCGTTGAGGATGTCACCAACGATGGCACTGTTACTTCGCCCAACAAGTTCCGCGTTCAGTACGCGAGCTTTGGTGCTGTTGCTCAGGTTCGTGATTGGAGCATCGAAATTTCTCGTGCAGAAATTGATGTGACGACCATCGGTCAGTCCGTGACCGAGTACGTGCCTTTCCGTAGCTACATCTCCGGTTTCGGTGATGCAAACGGTAGCGCCACTGTCTACATGACGGACGAGGATAACTCGTTTGCCAACCGCATCATCGCTGACGTGCTTCGCCGCAAGCAGGTTGGCGCCACGATGAAGCTCTACATCGACCGTGTGGAGAACGCTGGTGTGGTTGATGACACGAAGAGCCGTTCGATTGAAACTGAAGTCACGCTGACCTCGGCTTCCTTCACGGTGAACCCCGACGATGCTCAGAGCATCGCTATCAACTTCCGTCCTTCTGCCGCTGTACAGCTCGATCTGGTTACCACCTGATCATTGCATTGAATGCAGCGCCCCGCTTCGGCGGGGCTTTTCTTTTACCTGGAGTCATTAAATGCCTACCTCAGTCACGCATGGCACACTGCCTGATGGAAGCATTCTTGAAATTGGTTCTACCGATGATGGAAGGCTTGAGGTAGATGCCGATTTTTCGGATTCTTCTGTTGATTCCTTTGGGCGCCTTCGCACCTCAACTCCTTTTACATTATTTGATTCGAGCCATCGCTTTTCCGACAACGGCTACTGGGCGACTTCAACAGCTACCAGTGGCTCAGCAACCTTTAACTCAAATCAAGGGCTTATTGATCTTGCTGTAACAGCGGCCTCTGGATCTGAGGTAATTCGTGAAACAAAGCGCGTCTTTGCCTATCAGCCAGGCAAGTCGCTTTTGATGATGAATACGTTTGTTTTTGCTTCCGCAAAAGCAAATCTTCGCCAACGGGTTGGATATTTTGGGGCGCAGAATGGAATCTATCTTGAGCAGGATGGCACGACTGTAAACCTTGTCCTTCGCTCAATTGTTTCTGGCTCTGTTGTAAATACAGCTATTCCGCAAGCCAATTGGAACGGCGAAGACAAACTTGATGGCACTGGCCTCTCCAAGATCACGCTTGATCTTTCTAAAGCGCAGATTTTCTGGATTGATCTTGAATGGCTTGGCGTTGGTACTGTTCGTGCTGGTTTTGTAATTAACGGTCAATTTGTTCACTGCCATTCCTTCCATCACGCCAACCTAATTTCTTCTACATATATAACAACTGCCTGCCTCCCATTGCGTTATGAAATAACAAATACTGGCGCAACATCGGGCGCTAGCACCATGAAGCAAATTTGCTCAACAGTTCTCTCTGAGGGGGGCTATGAATTGCGTGGAGTCGCAGAAAGTGTTGGGACCGCTGTTGGAGCCGCCTATGCCCTAGCGGTTGCTGGAACCTACTACCCAGTTATTTCGATTCGCCTCAAGTCAACAAGACTTGATTCAATTGTCGTACCAATTGGTGGTGCTTTAATGGGCGTTGGTAATGGGCATAATTATTCTTGGCGCGTTTACGAGGCCGCTACTATTTCTGGTGGCACTTGGACGAGTGTTAATGCCAATTCCTCCGTTGAATGTAACTTGACTGGCACCGCAATATCCGGTGGCAAGTTGATTTCTTCTGGCTATTTTTCATCTTCTAATCAATCGACTCCTATTGCGAGCATCATCAGGCAGGCTTTATTTAGCTTGCAGCTTCAAAGAGATAGTTTTGCTTCTACGCCAGAGACGCTTTCGATCGCCGTCGCTTGTGACACTGCAACAAGTACCGCTTACGCCAGTCTTGACTGGGGCGAAATTACGCGCTGATTGATTCGCCCATTGTGTATTCCGAATTCGTGGAGTAGGCTTTGGGCTGACCATTTTCTTTTTATGGCCAACACTCCTACCGCTTCTGGTCCGATGAGGGCAATCGATCTTCTGCGCAAAGCTGCAAATTTTGAGCCTATTCGCCAAGAAATTACTCTTGGAAATGGCGATGAGTTTGTTTTTTACGTCGCTCCACTTAATGCCGCTGAGCGTGAAAAAGCGCAAAAAGATGGTGGCTCTGACAGCAATGGCTTTGCCATGCAGCTTTTAATTCAAAAAGCTCTTGATGAAAATGGCGAGCGCATGTTTAAGTCGGGCGATATTCCCGTCCTGAAGCGTGAGGTTGAAGATGAAGATCTTCAAAAAATGATCCTTTGCGTTCTTCGCCCCCGTGGCGGAAAGGATGAAGAGCCCGATCTGAAAAGCGCTTGAGAAAGAGCTTGAGTCTGATAACAGACTCATGTTTCAACTATCTCTGGCTGAGGAGTTAAAAATGACATTGGCTCAATTAAAAAAGTCAATGACAGATGAAGAAATGCTCCTCTGGTCTGCGTACTTTCGCATCAAAAAACGTCAACACGACAAGATGATGGAGGATGCGAAAAAGGGCGCAAGACGCAGGTAGTTGGCAGCCGTCCGCAAGGGCGGCTTTTTCTTGTCTAGCTAGACTGTCCGTAACTCCAGGTCGATCTAGTGGCAAACGTTCAAGCCGGAATTGATTTTATTGTCAAAGGTGGGTCAAAACTTGAGCGTTTAATTGAAAGAGCCGGACAGCTTGAGGGAATAGTAAATAAAATCAATGCTCAGCCAATCAATCTTGGTCTTACTGCAGCTACCAATGCGTTTGATACGGCTGACACAAATCTAAAAACAGTTAGAGAGCAGATCAAAAATGCACAGAAAGACTATAATGAATTCGCCAAACAAGCAAAAGCGTCAATTAGTGGATATGAAAAAGAGCTAGATGCGTCAGCAAAAAGTCTTTCTAAGTTAACTATTGGATCAAAAGAGTATAAAAACGCTCTCGGCAATCAGCTAGACTTAATTAATAAAATTGCAAAAGCCGAAAAAGAGAGAGAGGAGGCTCGGGAGCGTCTAACTAAAGCTGAACGCCAGCTTCCTGGCGCGTTAAGAGAAGAAGCAGAAACAAAAGCAGTTAAAGAAAGAATTCAATTAATCAATTCACTCGCTGACGAATACTTAAAGTTTGGCAAGTTTCAGACGAGAACGCCTGTAACTGGAGCAATTGCCAAAGATCAAAAATCCCCCGGAACAGTTGCCCAACTTAGGGCTCAGGCTGATACGCTTCAGCTTATTGCAAATAATTCAGAGATAGCCTCAAGGGAATTTAATCGTTTTTCTTTAGCCACTGAGGTTGCATCTCAAAGAATATTTGACGCCAGGCAAAAACAATTAAAAGCGGTTGCAGAAGGTCTTACGCAACCTGGAAAAGAAGATGCGCTTAGGATTGGAAAATCAATAGGTAGCAAGGAAGACTTAGAAGGGGCCAGGAAAGTAATAGGTAATTTTGTTGAATCTTATGGCGCGATTACAAAAAGTGAAGCTGCGATGGGCGCCTTTGTTGGCAGAGCCCGTGAATTGCAGTCAATTGTTCCTTATTTGAGTGATGAGTGGCAATTACTTGAAGGTGTCATAAATAATGTCAATGGCGAAATGCAGCAACTTGAGCAAAGAGTTGCTGGCTTGCGCGGGCAGTCTTCAAATCTTGCCAAAGCAGTTAAGGACGGCATTGCTAAGCCGTCTGGGCCGTCAAGCCTTCTTCCCAGCTATGACATTACATCCTCTACAAAGAAGGCCGATTATTATGCAAAATTAGAAAAAGCTCGCGCAGACCAGCAAGATAAATTACTTAGCGCTGAAAGTGCAATTAACAAGCTAAGGCTTGATCAGGTAGAGGCCACTCAACTCAGAAATCAAGTAGATTTAATTTCCGAAAAAATAACTGATGGGCAAATAGATAAAGCCAAGCAGTTAAAAGTTGAACTTAATAGGCAGATTAAGCAAATTCAAGATAGAACGAAAGCCGAAGAGATTGGCATTGCCACTCGCCTTGGCGGTGCAGAGCAATTACGCGAGCAAGCAAAATATTATAAAACAGAAAACAAAACCGAAAAACCACTTGCAACTCTTCTTGGTGGGGGCGCAGAAGTAAAAGCGCGCAATCGCGCAGAAAAAGAAGCACAAAAATTAGTTGAAAACACAAGAATTGCCGAGCAAAAACTTGAAGGGGCCAGAAATAGAATTTTCACTGCGCTAGAAGGAAACACAATAACGAAGCTACAAAGCAATAAACTACTTGATCAACTCAACGACGCTGGACTTGCTATTGACCAAAAGCGTCTTACTGTCGCCAGAGCAATTACGGCAGAGGTTGATAGACAGCGTGTTGCATATGCACAGGCAAATCGCTCCAAAGAGGGTGGTGTATATAAAACTGGGGAATTCTCCCCAATTAATGCAAAAAATAGAATTGAAAACGCAATAACATCAGCCAAAACAGTTGAAGCGGGACTCCTCAAGCTTGAGAAGGAGGGAGTTGATGTATCAGAAGAGCTGCTTCGCGTTAAAAACGCTATTGCTTT